CCTGATGTTATGTTGCGAAATTGCGCGCTATCCGGGGCACAATCAAATAGCTCCTCGCAGTTTTCCCGTAGCCAAAAATTTAATGATCTAAAACAATAATGTTTACCGTCTGGGGATATAAGGTGCCAGTTTTTGGCATTTACATTTGTTTCATACCGGCCGCTCTTAGGGCTTTTTTTTGCTGCCGGCGTGCCTTTTTGTAGGTTGTTAGTCAGCCCTTTCCCCCTTAACTTTTCTTTTGACGCCTCGCTCCGCTTGCCTTTGTGCGTCCGGCTTGCCCTTATTGATCTACAATCAGAAGAGCACGTAACCTTTTTGTCGCTTGGGGAGCACTTAAATTCTTTACCGCATATCACGCATTTTTTAATCATAAAATCTCCTTTGCAAGCAAATACAGGCAGACCTAACGCCTGCCTGTTAATAATTGCTTTATGTTTTAATACTGCGGGTTTTCTTTTGCCAACTCCCAAACCTCGCCGAACTTCTCCTCGTGCCGCTTCGCGTACTCCGAGCACGGCGCCAGCTCTCGGTGGATTTCCTCGCGCAAATCGTCGTCCATTAAGTTCTCAGCTACTGCATAATTGATTTCTTTCCCATACTCGTTTACACATGTATTTTTCATGATTCATTCTCCTTTTTTTGATCTTGTTTGTTGTTACTGGGCGGCTTTTGCGCCGCCCTTTGTTGCTTGTTGCTTAGTTGTCCTCGATGCCCTTTTGGGTGTCGTCTATGAGACGATCAACCATTTTTTCGGCTTTCTCATAATCCTTAGCCTTCAATACTTCCTTAAGGTCTTTCAGATCCTGTAAAAGTCTTCTTAAGTAACTTTTAAATACGCTCATATCTTCGTCCATGATTTCCCTTTCTGGCTTTCGCCTTATTGCCTTTCGACAATATTATAATAGTCTATTATCGTGTATTTGTCAATAGTCTATTTTCATGTATTTATATTTTTTATAATATCAGTTATTCTTTTATCTATTCTGCATGATAAAACAAAAAAATTCTCCTTACAATTTTTATCCATTTTACTGTTATACAGGTTTACTCCTTTTTGCTGCAAGCAAGCTATATAATAATCTTCAGCGCAAAGTCTTTCTTCGCTTTTAAATTGTCCAGGAATTTCTAATAATTCAATAATTTCAATTTTAAAATTATTATCATAATCTTCCTGAAGGTCTTTGCAGTAATGCTTTCCAGCTTTTAATAAATTAACATGTGCTTTTGCTCTTTTTTTCAAGTTCTCTGTTTCTCCAATGTAAATTCTTCCATTATCTTTATTTATTATGGCATATATACCACCATTTCTATTTTCTGGATAAACAATATTCTTTTTCAAACGATCACCCTCTTTTATATTCCATGATGTCCCCAGGCTGACAATTTAAAAGTTTACATAAATTACATATAACTTCACAAGTCACATTTTCATTCTTTGTCAATTTTGCCACAGTGTTAGAATGTATTCCATTGCTTTTTAGCCACTGCTTATTAAGTTCCTTCTTATCCATAATCTGCCACAGCCTAGAAAAGTCTATTTTTCCATTATCTCCATAGTTAGCCATCTTTACACCTCTTTTCTTTTTATATATGATAATAGATTTTTCGTATTATGTCAACGTCTATTTTCATGTATCATTTTGCACAACAAACAATTATTTTATTTTGTCTATTATTGTGTATTTTGTCAATTGCCATTTTGTCTATTATCGTGTATTATAATATCAACAAGGAAACAAACGAAAGTGAGGGAAGCAGCATGAAAAGAACAGGCTTATTTATTACTTGGATGTCCGGAAGCAAAAACAGCAATGCAATACAGGAATTTAAGAGAAACGGGATCAACTGGGAGTATAACCATTTCGGAGAGCTTACCGCTGATTTTTACGGGGTCGGGATTTTTGAAAAAGTCGATTTTAAACACATTCAAGGCGATGTATTTGAAATCTGCATAGCATAGCCGAAACGCCCGCTAGGGCGTCAGCCGCGGGATGGTCTCCCGGCTCTGATGATGGCAGACCAGAAAGGGAATTTATGGAAAATTTAAGAATTGAAAACAATAAAATTTATACCACTACAGCAATTGGTAAAACAGACGTTTTTGAGATTGTCACAAAAATTCCGAAAGGATTTTTTGTCTGGAATATCGGCGAGAACATGGGAACGCATGAATATATTCCGCTGTGTCAGCTTTTGCACCCAGAAGACAGTAAATGCTTTAGCATTAACCCGAAAACGCTTAAAGCTATAAAGGTTTCGCCGGAAGAATGGGAAAAACTTGAAAAAGCAGGAAACTGGGGAATTGGAAATCTTAAGCAGGCAGAAAAATCCTTGAAAAGCAAGCGCCGCGGCTACGTTTCGGATAAAAAAAGAGCCGCTGCAAATATTACAATAGACATCTTTCGGAAAATTTGCGAATAGTCGAAACCGCCCGCGCGGCGGTCTGGTGTAGGGTTGCAACCTTGCCACTGATGAGACAAGCAAAAAATATAAAATGAAAGGTGTTAAAAATGAAGATATTAGCAAATAAAAACGGCTTTGTATTAGCTCATGATGAATACTATGGAGATTATTGCTTTGGTACAGAAAGAGAAATCAAAAACCTATCTATGCCTTGCAATCAGTATGGAACAAAGAAAGAAATAAAGGCAGAATTAGAGCGTTGGAAAAAAGAGGTTGATTTTGACAATCCAAGAATACTTGAAGTGGAAGCCTTTTTTATATCTGTTTTAACACATTGCGAAAATTAGTCGAAACGGTGGAGATTCCCACCGTCTGCAGGAACCGCCCCACCTACACCGATGAGACAGGGCACAAATGAAAGGATGGTTGAGCATATGAACAAATTAGAAGAAGCCCAAAAAGCATTTTTGAAAGTTAGGGATTATTTATTGGAAAATCAAGAAGATTTTGCACTCGCAAGGGCATATAAAAAGCCTTGGAAGTGGTGCATGGAACATGCTGAGAAAGAAGCTATTGAGATTTTGAGAAAAGAAGTTAACGCATAGAAAGGACGGTTGATATTATGGAATTTATGGAGAAATTGCAGAAACAAAAAGACGATGCGAAAGCCGCTTATATTAAAGCCCGGGACGAATGGGCGGAAACCAGAACCGCCGAAAACATCAAAGGGGATCCCGAAAAGTGGCGCGCCCTTTGTGATCGGAAAATGGATTGTATGCGATTGGGTGTTATCATTTAAGCAAGTGCAGGCGGTGCAATGTTCCGGGGTTCGATTCCCCGGCTTGCCTTTACCCGGAAACGGGAAAATTTGAAAATATGGAGGAATGAAGTATGAAAAAAGAAAATTTTGAGTTATTTTTGGGATGTCTTGGGAATGGCATTACTGTATGTAATAAGTCAGTAGAGGAAAACGGCGCTTATAAGACAATCGCACATATCGCGGAATGTGGGAAAATTACATGGTATGTAAACCCGGTTTCCTGTGTTCCTGGTGGCGATCTTTTAAAAATTGAACATTTCGCAGATGTTCAGCGTGAAAAATGGGAAAAGTGGCTTGATTCTATGCCAGAATTGAAAAGATATGAAAAGCTTCTTGAAACTGTCCCAGCTGATATTATGCTTTACGCTATGAATTTAAACGGCGAACTTTGGCAGAAAATCAATTATTTAAAACAGGTATGCTATGAGAAATCATACTTTTAATACAGCCGCCGCAGAGGATTACAGCCGGATCACTTCCGGCGGCTTTTTTGTTTATACTTGTTGACGCAAAGCAGATGCATTGCGCGTTGACATTTTGGATGTATTGTGCATATAATGACTTATAGGCATGTGCGCGCCTATAATTGCAATGTCACGTAGACATTTGCTTTATTTGTTGTACTCATTTTGTGCATTTGTGCGGAGGTTTCCGCGTCTGCATTATTTCAGCGCTTCCAAAGGGACGACGGCACATAGCAAGATCGAGTGCGTCCAGAACACGGTTGAGTGCAATCTAAGCCTACGCTTGCAAAAAAGTTTCAAAAAAATTTTTCAAAAATCTTGACAGAATTCTCAAAATCTCGAAAACGCTTTTTTGTGCCGAAATCTGACCCTAGGGGGGTATCAAATTTTTTCCGAATATCTGGGCGAAAATTTCAAAAAATTTTTAAAAATCCAAAATTAAAAATCCTTGTCCAATTCTTAAGGTAGGGGGGATTGAAAATTTTTCCGAAAGTTTTCCGAAGTAAAAAGCAAAGCTTTTGCGGTATAATCGCTTTTGTTTAATTCATCTATCAATTTCTCTCTTGTCATCCCAGGGTTTGTCTTCTGAACGTAATGAAGTAAATCGTCTATTTTGTCCACTATGCCGCCCTCCAATCAATGTTTGCCATCAAATCATCCAGCAAATAAATTAAATCTGCCCCATACAGGCTTATCCAGTCCGCGAGATACTCTTCCTGCTCGATTGGCATATGAATGTTATAGGAAAAGCAAAAACAATGGCAAAGCTCATGAGCCAGTATTTTGCGCAAATAACCATTTTTCGGTTTATCTGAAACATATATAGCTCTGTCGTTCCAATCTGTCACAGCAAGGCTTGTAGAGCCATCAGAGCGCATCAATTTATTACTTGCGCCGTGAACAAATTTTATTTTCCATTCAATACCATTTATTAAAAACATATTTTACCTCCAAAAAAGAAACCACCAGCCAAATATCAGCTAGTGGTTTCTAAATTCATGCTTATTTTACCTTTTATTCTTCAATAAGTAGGTAATTGATGTATCTTGTCGCCGTATCGTTGAGGTCTCTATTAAAATCAAGCAGATCAAGAGCTTATTCCGGTGGATATCCATAACTGGCGTAATATGCCTTTTCGATTGCGCGTAAGTTGTGCAGATCCGATAATTCCACGAGAATCTTGTGATATAAAAATTTTCGAGTCCAACCAAACCGTTCTAGGATTATACTTAACTTCCAGTTGTTCTTTGAAAACCATGTTTCCGTTTCATGTTTCCATCGAATCTCCCAGTGCTCAAACGGGTCTTTCTCCGGAATTTCAGCCTGCGGATTTTTCAAAGCCTGTTCCATGTCGTGAAAGCGATTGATGTATTGAGCTGTGAAAGCCGTTCCCTTAACTCCGGTCAGCTTGTGCGCGATAAATTCGCATCCTTTCTTGGTAATGTCGTAGCAAGGTCTGCTTTGGTTGTTAGCATCTTTATATGTATTTTCTCGAAAGAAATCAACCAACGCAATTTTGCTCTCGTTGCCCAAGCCAATATTGGCTTGGGCGATTTGCGATGTATATCGCCGTATATCTTTCAATAATTTGCCGTGTTCTTTCCCAACCATTTCCGAAACTTCCATACTGGTTAACGTCTGTTCTAATTGTTTCATATGAATATTGTTCATCAGCAAATCCCCCATTTCTGCTTAAATGAAATAATTGTTTTCAAAATAAACTGCAAAAATTTTTCGTCCTGTATGCTCTGGATTTCCGTTATCAACTGTTCTTTCATCTCGCACCGCCTTTCTTGTCGGATGCAAGGTTACTTGTAAAAATCCACACACATTTTAAAAAGTGTTCGCTGAGTACATTCAGATTTTTGGTAATTTCTTCAATATACATTTCTCTCATAGATTTTTCCTCCCTTTCAATTTTTTTATTGAAAAGAGATACTCTCTATGATAAAATATACCACAGAGAGTTATCTCGGTTGATAGAGTGTTGATTGACTTTTGCGGAGTGTCAACACTCTATTTTTTTAACGACCTTTGGTATTCACTTTCTATACCATTTCTAACAACATCAGATTTTGTGATATTTAACTGTTCAGAAGCAAATTCTAATTTTTGAACAGTTTCATCGTCAAGTCGAACTCTAAACATTGTGTCTTTGCTGTTGTCAGACTTTGGTCTACCTGTTCTTGGTGACATTTTGCACCTCCCCTCTTTCTGTCGCTACAACAAATATAATACTGTAGCAACAAAAAGTCAATACCTTTTTGAAAAATTTCCAAATCCACAAATCACTAGCTGATATTCAGTTGTCAATGTTCAAACAAACAGGGGCATTTCTGCCCCTGCCATTACATTTTGGAAACAAGCGTTGACAGCTTGCTTTTTGTCATTGTGCGCTCTTCCGGCGTCATGTCGGAGATAAGTTCCGCCATATCCTCCGAAAGCTCTTTCATGTATTTTTCAAGGTCATGCATCTTTGCGTCCTTGTCCTCCGGCGTATTGCCTTTGTGAAGCTCTTTGCTTTCCATGTAGCTTCTGCGGCTCATTCCGCTTTTACCCTCTCT